AACACCTCTGCCGACTTTGTTGATGTAGGTATCCCTCCGACTAACGGATCAGTTGTTAATACGATGATAGCAATTGGTGGTGTTACTGGAGATAGAGTTAACTTTGCGTTTGATGTTATTACATCCTCTCCTGCAAATAGACAAAACGCACATTTAAAAGTAGGCTCTGCAGACGGTACAAATACTGCTATTCTTTTAGGCTCGGCTAACGCTACTTCAAATGTGTCTCTAGTTAAACTTCATGGAGGAGTAGCAGAAGACGCAGGTATATCTGTTTTTGATCAAAGTAATAAATATGCTCCATTATCAGCTAACTTACTATCACAAGCAACAATTCAAGGTACAGACACAGACGTTGCTCCTCTACTTCCTGCAGGATCGGTTATTGCATGGGTTGCGGGCAGTGCTCCAAGTGGGTGGCTACTTTGTCAAGGTCAAGCAATCAGTAGAAGTACATATGCTGCTTTGTTTGCAAAATGCTCTACTGACTTTGGTGCTGGTGATGGATCATCTACTTTCAACGTGCCTGATCTTAGAGGTAGAACAGTTACGATGGCAGGCACAAATATTAGTAGAGCTGGATCAACAGCTGAATTTGCTTCTGGTGTCACAGTCACCACCGCCTCTGGTTCTGCCTCTCTGACGACTGGATCAGTTGCCGTTTCTTCAGGAGCTAAAGATGCGGGTGCTTCTACTGTGATAAATTCTGTATCATCTACAGGACATACTCACTCTGTGACTATACCAACCACTACACTAATGTATATAATTAAAACTTAAGAGGGAAATAATAATGGAATTTGTTAAATTTTTTATAGATGAAATGAACCAAGAAATGGTTTTCTGTGTCTACAGAGAAATCGTTGAGGGTAAAAAAGGTCCAATGATTACACGAGCCTTTCCATTGGAAAAGATTGGTGATATAGAGCCAAAACTGATGGAGATGGTAGAGGGTGAAATTCTTGGAGTTTACTATGAGCGTAAACATGAGACTACAGTTTTAGAAACTCAATACCTTGATCATACTGAGTCAATTGATGAGGATACTGTTGATTGGATTGAGTCTTTTGTTAAAAGAGCATGTATTGAAGAAGAGTGGGATGAGTTATTAAAACCTCCTACAGTTGATCAACAGGTTGAAGACTTTATTAAAGAGTTCTTTGAAGATGATGAAGAAGAACCCTTAGAACAAAAAGACTTTCTAGCTGAATTTTTTGCGGAGCTAGATGAGGAAGATAAAAAAGAAGAAGAGTAATCTTCTAAAGGAGTCACTATGTCGTTAACAAGAATTACTTCTACAGTTATGGAGTCAAACGTAATTTCCTCTGAGAAACTTGCGAACAGCTCAGTTACGTCTAGAACTTTAACTGATGGTTCAATTCAGTTACGACACTTAGCCTCTACCGCTAACCTTACTAGTAGTGTTGATACTGTAACTGCAAATGTAAATACTGTTCAGGCTAATGTAAACGCACAAAGAGCAAATGTAAATACTGTTTCATCTAATGTAGCTACTGTTGCTGCGAACACTATTCAAAATAAAGCAAACGTAGATATTGCAAACGCAAATACTATTCAGATAAACTCTAACTTAAATATTGTATCCTCAAACACTGATGCAGTAGAAGCCAGAAGAGTAGCTAATTTAGTATCAACTACTTTTAGTGGGCAAGTCAACATGAGCGATGATTTAATCATTGCAGGTAACTTAGTTATTAGCGGTGATACAACCACAGCTAATACAGTTAACATGGTTGTACAAGATCGTTTACTAATGCTAGCTAATTCTGCAGCTGGAACTCCTGCAGGAGATGTCGGTCTATTATTCAATAGAGGGAATCAAGGTAACGCTGCCTTTTTCTATGACGAGTCGTCAACGACCTTTAAAATATCAGATACTAAAGACCCATCAACAAATACATCAATTTCTCCTGTCACAGCAGGTAATCTTGACGTAGGCATAGTAACAGCCGCAACCATCAAATACAACGGTGCTGATCTAAATACATCTATCACAGATAACGTTGCCGCTTTAACAAAAAATATTAATACCTTAGACGCAAACGCAGATGCAATTGAGAGTAGGAGAGGTACAAACGTTGCAGTCGCTGCCTCAAACGACTTTGTCACGTTTACAAGACTTACTGCAAACTTAAATACTACCACTGGAAATATTAATATTGTATCTGCTAACGTGGAGGCTCGTAATGTACAACTTAATGCAAACTTAGATATTGTTCAAGATAACGTGGCTGCTTTAGGTGGTGGAGGAACTTTCTTTAAACCTTTTATGAATGTTAATTCTGCTTTAGGTAGTTCAAATGTTTTCTTCGTAGGGCAAAATACTGCGGATGATGCAAATGTTTTAACAGTAACTCTTGACGGAGTTGTTCAGGCTAATACTGAATTTGTAATGCATCACTCTAATGACACTATACAGTTTAAAGACTCTAGTATTCCTAGTGGCACAAAAGTGACTATATTATCAATGATAGGCGTTGCATAACGTATGAATAAAATTAGACAACTGACTACTGAGTTAACATTTAGATGTAACGCTAAATGTCCAGCATGTCATAGATGGAAACCTCTTTCTATAAACTTAAATGACCCTAAATATACAATATCGTTAGAACGATTTAAAGTTTTATTTAATCCTGAATTACTACAAAGCTTGGAGTGGTTAGTTTTGAACGGTAATTTTGGAGACTCTATCATGAATAAACAATTTAGAGAGATTATTAGCTACGTAAAGTCACAAGGCACTAGATTATTAATTCATACTAATGGAGGTATACACGGGCATGATTATTGGACCGATGTAGGAAATATTCTAACTAAAAATGATATTATCAACTTTGATTTAGACGGTCTTTGGGATACCCATCACATTTATCGTATTAATACAAAGTTTGAGAATGTTTTTGAAAATGCTAAGTCAGTAATAGCCTCAACACAGGCTCAGGTACATTGGAAATATATTGTTTTTGAACATAATAAACACCAAGTGGAAGAAGCCAGAGCTTTAGCTGATAAAACCGGTTTCACAACTTTTTCTACTGTTAAAACTTCTAGAGATGTGTTCGCTCCTAAATCCGGAGCTTTTGTTCATTCTAAAAAGACTAAGGCTTTTAAAGATGCAAAAAGACAGATTCATTGTGTTTGGGATAATTGGGGCAAATGGTACATCTCTCCAGAGGGTTTAGTTTTTAGGTGTTGTTGGACCGGCGGTCATTACTATGATCAGGGTGAAAAACGTTTTTATTATCCTCCTAAGTTTGAACGTATGTTTAATGGTTTTGATGTTCCCATCCAAAAAATAATAAGTTATGATTATTGGAATAAGTTGCAAACTTTTTTATCAGGATATGAAAGGTCATTTGCACTCTGTAAATCTCAATGTGGAAAGATTGTTTCATCAATAGAAAAGACGGAAGAAAATTTAAGAACTGGTGAGAAAACTATATTTGATTCTAGGAACCAGTGGGGAAACTAATGGCACCAAAGGTTATAAGCAGGAAAGGTAAGTTTAAATTTTTAAGACACCCTAATAAGGGTATTCGTAAAAATGAAAAAATAAGAAAACTTGCCACTCGCGGAAAATTGAGTTATTCTACACTTGAAAGATTTATTAATAGAGAACGTTCGCTTGGGTATCCTATTAAATACTCCAAGCCAATTGGATTTAAAAGGAAAAGAAAATGATTGAAAAAGACGGACATACTGACGTACCTTCTTCGCGTAGGATGTGTAAAACAATTATTGAAGATGCCGAGGATATTTTACGCGCTCTTCCTATGGATATGGAAGCATCACTCCCGACTTGGTGGACTAATAAACTTGCTACCACTTCAGCTTATTTAAATAGTGCTCGAGACTATTTAGTTTACATGGATGTTAATCCTACTACTGAAGTTGTTACAGAAACAATGTCTACAAACGAAATTCCTGATAATCAAGTAATGGTTGGTGAATTTATATCAAAGCATTTTGATATCTGTCCTAGCGCTGTTGCTCTGTATAAAGATATTGAACCAACTGCTTTAGCAGTTGAGTCAGCAATGTTACATGATTTACTATTCAAGATTGAAAAACAGGCTATTACTG